CCGGCAGCGACCCTGCCGCTTGCGCCTGCATATTGGCGGCGCTCGCCATCGCATCGCCATCGGTCGCGGGCTTCTGTCCGGTCCCGGAATAGATCGATGCAATCTCGTTCATCTCGAAGACGCACTGCATCTTCTTGATGTTCTGGCCCTCGATCAGTTGCTGGACAATCGGATTGGCGTGCTGGCCGACCAGAAGAAAGTTGCCACTGCTGTCAGCGCCGAGAACCGCCCCTCGATGACGTGCGAGCTTGTCGAGAAAATCGAATACCTTCTCGCCCGGCTGCGCCTGCATGTGATCGAACGGCGTCGGGTCTATCGTGCCGATGGGTTGATACCCGACGCCGTAAAAACTCATCAGCTTTTGAGCAATCGCGTCGAGCGGCATGTTGTCGAAGTTGTTGATCGTGGTCGGCACGCTCGATGTGTTCGCCGCCCATTCCCGGCTCACACCGGACAACTCCACCATGTGGCTATTGGCATCGTAGGCGGTCTGCCGCCGCAGGATAATTCCCTGTATCGCCTGTTGGCCTCCAAGGATGATCTGGCACGGGTCACCGGGCTTGAACTGCGACTTTGTCCAATACGATGCGATAGGCGAGTATTCGGCAGCCGTGAATCGGAAGTAGTTATACTCAGCCCGCCAGCGCAACTGGACCCAGACCGATTCCCAATCTTCGAATACCTGATCGCGCACAATAAGCTGCGCGACTTCGGCAATGTCTCCGACTTCTGACGGGTTCGGGTTTGGCATCGCCTAAAACGACAGCGCTCGCCCTTGGCGCGGCGCGAAGGCCGGATGCACGACCTTGTTTTCGTCGCGCAGCTCATCGGCGCGGCTGGCATCGGCGTAGAGCCGAAAGGACTGGATCAGCGTCGGCCGGATCGCGGCGAACTGGAAATCGAGCATCTGCGGCAGCGGCTTGGCCGTCTGGTACAGATGAAACAAAACCGCCGCGTGCAATGTCACCAACGCCTGATAGGCAGCTTGCGCCATCTCATCGGCGGCCACTTCCTCCGCCAGATCGAAAGCCGTGTTCACGTCGCCCTGAATCGACTCGACGTCTTCGCGGCTGGTGAAGGTTGTGGCCGTCAGCACAAGCGACATTTGCTGCAAGCTGAAGCAAATGCACGATTGCGTCATCAGGACCGCGATCAAAGAAACCGGCGCTTCGGCGACAAGCGTCGCCTGTATGCGATTGAAGCTATCGAATGTCGCGCCGGCAATCCGCGCTTGATCGAAGCAAGATGCGAGCTTCGGTGCGATCTGATTATAAATGATGTACTTTTTGGCGTTCACCGCCATGTCACCACATGCCGAACGAAGATCGGAGCCGGCACGGCCAACTTGCTGCTTCGACGTCCCCAACAGCATATTGGCCACGCTAACGATAATGTCGGCAGCTTCTTGGACGTCGGTTTTCGGAATCATGTGTTGATCGCGCCGGCCGACGAAAGGCCGTTCGTGATGCCGCTCTGCGTAGTGGTGCCGAGCGTCTGTGCCGCGTAAGTCACGCCAGCAACACTGTTCCGCGTGCCGGTCGCAGGTGCCTGACCGTATTCGTTGAATGTCATGTCGAACACGCAGTAACCGCCGAGCCTGTCCTCCTCGGTGATGCGATATCGCGAGCACACGACGACGAGTTGCCCGAGTAGCGGCGTCTGAAGCGTCTGTGCGCCCTCGGTCTCCAGCGCCTTGATCAAAGCATCGCGCGCATCGAGGTAACTCGCCTGCTTAAGAGGATCGTTCGCAAACTGGTTCTGCGAGCCAGTCGCCGGGTAAACGATGAGGTATCCGCGAATTGTGATCTCGCGTGCGCGCATCCCCATATCCTCAGCATATGGAGCATCCCGCTTCGGGAATTCGTGAAGCACGATGCGGCGACCGGAGTCTCGCGTGACGGTGTCAACATAAAACTGCGCATTGCCAAAGCTCGCGCGCCTGAGAAATTGCCGCCACGCGATGCCGGACTTCAGCTCAAGGATCGTCGAAGCCCCGCTGGCAGATGCTAGTTGCGCGAGTTGCTGACCCTGAAATGGAGTCGTCGGTGACGCCATCAGCCTCTCCCAGCCATGTACTGCTGGACCGTGTCTGACATCGTCGGACCAGACGGCGTCTGCGGCATCGTGACCGAGCGCTGCATCTTGGTTGGCTTGAGAAGATTTTCGCCGCTGTAATCAACCTTGGTGCCGGCCGGCGCGCTGACAGCAACATTGAGACTGCCTGTCGAATTGATCTCTTGCGGCCGAGAGAGAGCACTGCGGTCTAGCGCGGCGCGGTCTGCGGCGGCTATCGCCGCTTGCTGCCCCTCTCGAAACCGTCGGTTCCCCTCGTGCCCAGCGCCGCCGCCCCAGTCATTGTAGGTTTCACCGCCGCGAACGATCTTGCCGCCGGGCCAATAGACGTTCGGATCGTTGCCACTGCCCTGATCGGTCGCACCCTTGAGAAGATTGCTGCTGGACGCGGCGTCGATGCCCTGCAGCGCCTTCTGCATGCGCGCTGGGTCTCGCTCCAATTGCGAGAGTCGTCCCGGAATCTGCCCAGCGGGTCCGTAGAAACCGCCATACATCATCTGGCGCAGCGAGAGCGGGGGTTTACCTTCCTTTGCTCTTTTTTCGTTCAGCGCTGTTGTGCGGTTGTAGAGACTTTCGACGACCGCTGTCGGATCGCTCTCGTGCTCCAGCGTGGCAAGCGCCGCGAGTTGTCTTTTGAGCTGCGGGTCTTTCTCAAGTTGCTGGGTCAGAGGTGAGCGTTGCTGCCTCAGATATTCCGCGCCGCCTTCGCCCACCGCGCCAGTACCCGGACCGCCAGCCGCTCCCGCTACGCCTGCCGATTCGGCGACGTTGCCAAGGTCCACTTTCCCGGCACGACGAAACTCGTATTGGCTCGCTTTGAAGCTGCTCTCGGGGTGCCCCTGATTGCCGCCGACCCCCGTGAATCTGCCAGTCTTTGGGTCGAAGTTTTCGACGAAGGTGACGTGGCTTCCCAACCCGCCGGTCCGCACGCCCTTGCGGACGGCAATGTCTCCGGGCTGCGGCGCACCTTCGACAGGCGAGCCATAGCCGCGCCAGTTGGACGCGATCTGTGGATTCTGCGGTGGCGTGCCGCCAGCCGACTTGACTACCGACGCAGCAAATTCACCGCACCAGTTTCCGGCCTTCGGGTAGCCCTGATCGCGCATGAAGGCTTCAACGCCTCCGGGACCGCTGTGCAGCGCCACGGCTTTCGCTTGGTCGAGAATGTGAGACGGAACGGCTGGATCGCCGACAGCTCCCGGCGCGCGACCCCCGGTCGCCGGCCCAGTATCGCTGCCATTTGGAGCGTTGCCTCGGTTGACTGCGCTCGCGCCCGGAATCCCGGCGCGACCTGTGACGTCCGCGCCCGGATTGCCAAAACTCGCATTCTGAAACATCGGATGGACGTTGTCGTTGGCTCCCGTGAAGTTGACCTTCTCGGCTCCCGGAATCGGTGTTCGCGAAGCGCCACCGCCCGATGTTGGTGCGCCGCCCGGCTGGGTCTTTTTGCTTTCGTCGCCGCCGCCGCCATACTTCCACTTGTAAAGATCGTGGAGCAACGCCAAGCCGGGGAAAAGGATTCGCATGGTGGCACCCAGCGATGACAGGCCATCGTTGATTTTGTTGACGACCCACGCGATGCCGTCGAACAGGCCCTTGATCAATCGCAACGGAACGAGAAGCAGAGGCAATCCCCAGTCCGCGAGGATGTGTCCGATTTCCCCCATGTCCTTACGGATATCGCCCCAGATTTCAGCGACCTTCGCACTTTGCTCGCCAATCCTGTTCAGACGATCTTTTTCCTCCTGCGATTGTGGCTCACGATTCTTGCGGTCCATGAAGCCGGAGTCCTGTCCGAATTCGCCGACCATCTGATTGACAACGGCCCGCGCGCCGGCCGCCGTATAGCGCCCGGTGTTCAGCAGATTTTTCTCGACAGACTTTCCATAGTCGCGCAGCCTGTTCTCGAACTTCGCCGGGTCCTGCTCCAATTGAAGCGCGTTCAGGGTATCCCGGTCGAACCCCATGCTCCTCAGACGGCTGCGCAGCGACGAATTGTTCTGACCGAGATTGGCCTGCGCCTGTGCGATGCCGTTGAGGTTACGGATGACAACTTCGGCGGCAACATCGAATCTGTCGGCAAAATCGATTGCGCTCTTGAGGTCGGCAAATGTCACCCCCATCGCCTTCGCGGTGTCGTTTACCTTGCTCATGTCCCGCGCAAAACTGTTCAGCGCGAAGCCACCGGCTGTGGCAGCAACAACTATTCCAGTGACGCCAATCGTGACGGCACCAATGGCGGCGACCGCAAGCTCGGCTTCTGGAGAGATGGCGGCAAGTGCCCCTTTTAATCCTTGGAGACCCGTGAAGGCCTCACGCGCGCCAAGTGCGAGCTGAGGGAATGCGCCAGCGCCGCTACGCGCCGACAGCGCCATCTGCAACAGGCCGCGACCCGTTTCCTCAGCCGACTTCTCGACGCCCTTTAAACTGTTACTCAGGTTTTGGGCATGAGGCGTGACCCCCTGCACCGCAGTCCCGGCTTGCTGTGCGCCGGTCGCCACTCCCGCGAATGCCGTCTGCACCTGACCGGCCGTCTGTGTCAGTTGCGTGAGCTGGGTGCGAATGTTGGCGAGCCCCGCCGATGCATTATCGACGAGGTTGACGGTGAGTTTCAGTTCTTCGAAATCAGCCATCCGCAGCGTTTTCCCGAGCCATGATGTTCGCGAGATCGATGGTCCGCTCCAGATGCTTGCGGACTTCGCTCAAGCTCATCTCAAGAAAGACGGTCGGCGAAACGTGATAGAACTTAGCGAGCCGGTAGCAGTCGATGACCAGATCGTTCGTATCTACCAAGAAGCCGGATCGGGTATAAAAAAACCGCGTAACCTGTAGGCGCAGGAATTCCAGTCACGCGGGTCCATCGTCTCGATGAACGGCTGCAACACACCGGACAACGCGGCGATCATCACCGTCATCTTGCGGTCGAGGATGACAACATCGCCGTACTGGTCCACATGACACGGGTTGCCATAGCGATTGATGTCGCCGCCAGTCGGCTCACGGAACGACAGCTCATTGACCATGGTGCCCTTGGGACCGCGCACTGACTTGTGCAATAGCTTGACCTTGACCGGCCACGTCTCGGCTACCGGCTCCGGTGGTGCGTCCGGTGCTGCTGGCGGCTCGTGCTCGATCACCGCTGCGGCGGTCGGTTCCTCGTCCTTCAGGGTCTCGGCAGGGTTGATGAAGCCTTCACGCCTGTTCTGTTTGTTCATGCGTCACCCTCTCTCCTTTTCCTCGACCTACGCGCCGGCTTGCGCGATGGACTGCGCGGTCTGTTCGCTCAAGGTTGGCGCGCTGTCTGCGCCAAGCGTGATTTCTTCGCACCAGATGCCTTCCCAGCGCACACGGACCTGACCGTCACGGGTGTTGGCCTCAAGCGCCGATTTGCATGTCGCACCGATCAGCGTGTACTGCATGCCGTTGGCGAGCTGCGCCACAACGGTGATGTCGGTCTGGGCATCGAGATTTTCGAGCAGGATGTCCGGCGTGATCGAAAGATCGCCCTCGATGTAGGGGACGCGCGGCAGCTCCTGAAAACCATGAACGCCGTCTTGCCCTGCGATCATCGTGCGCTCGACCGGCGACGGCGACACCGTGAAGTTGCCACGCAGCCGGACCTGATTCCCATCGACGGTTAGAAAGGCGATCCCGGCAAATTTCTGTGCCATGTCGCGTTACTCCTGTTTGTTCTGGGGAGATTTTCGGAAGGGGATAAGCGGCGGCGCGCTTACACGCCGCTCGACGCTGTCAGCGGGGTCGTATCGTTGCTGGTGTCGATGCCCCGGTCGTACTGCAGACGGAATTGCGCCAGCACGGCAAAGACGCGGAGCTGGTTGATGAGGTCCGGCGGATACAGCACGTTGACGCGGTTCGGATTGTTGGTGTCGCGTTCGACGATAAGGTTGGCCTTGAAAGCCGCGATGTTCTCGACCAGACCGTTGAACATATCGACGCGATATTCAGCGACCAGTTCCGCCTTGATCAGACCCGGCGTGACGATGGCCTGACCGGGACCGAAGCGCGTGCCGTCGTCGGCGAGCTTGTGGCGCGGATAGGCCGACGTGATCGCCTGCTTCTGATTGCGCAGCAAGCGCGCCAGTGTCGCCAGCGTCGTCACCAGCTCGTAAGCGTCGTCGCCCATGCCGTACTGATTGAGCTGGTAGGTCGTGGTCTCCCGCATGATCATCGGCACTTCGTTGGCGTCGGTCTGCTGTGTCGCGATTCCAGAGCCCGCCATGGTGTTCAATTCGGGCTGGTTGAAACGCTGATGCAGCGGTGCCGGCAGCACTCCGGTGAATTCAAGCGTCTGCAGCGGTCGCGCCGGATCGTCGATCAGGGCGCGCTGCGCCTTCGCGGTGTAGCAAGCCGTCCATTCATAGATCGGCGTCGGGCTCGCCAGCTCGACGCCCATGATCGAGGTGACCCCGCTGTTGCGGGTCTCGCCAAACAGGATCATGTCGGAATAGTCGGATCGCTTCGCCGAGAAGATGTGGCCGAACAGTTGCCGCATCCAGCCCCAGCGCCCGGTATCAGTGAATCCGTACTCGGTCTCCCACGCCAATAGCGACGTCGAATCGGTGAACGGCAACGCCACGTATTCGAAATTGCGTTCGCCGAGATTGGAGATCGCCGTATCGAAGATCGGCACACCGACGCCACCCGAGAGCATGCCGAGGCCCGAATAGGCAATGGTGATGCCGGTCGGCAGCTCCTGACCGCCCATGCGGCCGAAGTAGCTGTCGCTCATGTCGATGTCATTGCCGCTGGTGCCAAGCCAGTTGCACGTCAGCGTCACCTCGGCCGCCACACCAACTGCCGTGACCGGCAGATCGAAGTCCTCGTTGATGGCCGCCGCAATCGCCGTGTGAATGGCGGTGACCGTGTCCGTCGCGCCGATGTTGATCGGCACATGCTGGCCGCCGATGTAGAAATCGAGGGTGCCGGCCTCGTGGCCGCCAGCGTCAGCCGTCACCGTGATGGTGCCGGTCGCGGCGGTGCCGGCGGTTGGTTCGGCAACCGGCAGGCCCCAGACTTCATTGGCGAAGTTGTTGGCGAAGAAGGCGCGGAACATATTCGCCAGATGCGAGCCTTGGCCGAATTGCTGGTCGGCCTGCGCCTGCGTACCAATCGGCAACGCAACGTCCGGCACGCCCACGCCTTCTGACGTCATGATACCGACGAGCAACGCTGGCTGCTTAATCGTCCAAAGGCCGGCCTTGGAGGGATCGACCTCGACCCAGTACAGCGGCAATTTCCAGTCGGCAGGAATGTTGGAAAAGCTGATAGGCATTGTGGCCTCCTAGAGGAGAAGGGGATGGAAGTGACGACGACCTTCAGCGCGCCGTGGATTTCGGCGCGGCCTTCGCGGGCTGATGCGCGGGTTGCGAGGGCTCGGTGAAGCTGAAGGTGAGCGGG